TTTTGAACAAAAGGGGGTTCTGTCGAACCCACTGTTGTGAAGGAGCAGTCCTCGTCTCTAACGAGACTGCGGTAAACAAGAGGGGGTTGTTAAGACTATGTACACCCGTAGGGTTAGTGTCTTCTATTGGTGCTCGTATCTACGATACTCGCACATATATGTTCTTAATAACATCTGTATCAAACCTACTGTATATACTCTCTACCTGACCAGAAAAAAGAAAACAGTAAAAGAAAAAAGAACTGCACGCAGTATCTCTCAAATCAAAATAAGCTGTCAAGTCCACAAAAGTATTCATTTACAAGTAATTTGCAAAATATATTTTATAGAAGTATGATACAGTCTAAACCAGTAGGAGGAAAGTATTATGGCAGGAGCTTGGCAACGTAAAGAGGGTAAGTCCCCTTCAGGTGGACTCAATGCTAAAGGCAGAGCTTCTGCCAAGAAAGAAGGTCATAACCTTAAACCTCCACAACCAGAAGGTGGTTCTCGTAAGGATTCATTCTGTGCCCGTATGGGTGGAATGAAGAAGAAGCTAACAGGTACAGCCAAGGCTAAAGACCCTAATTCAAGAATTAACAAAGCTCTAAAGAAATGGAAGTGTTAAAAATGCCAATATCTACAGGAACTAACCCCAAGGGTCTTTATGCCAATATCCATGCAAAGAAGAAAAGGATAGCCAAAGGTTCTGGGGAAAAGATGCGTACACCAGGCACTAAGGGTGCTCCTACTGCCAAAGCTTTTAAAGACTCTGCTAAGACTGCTAAAAAATGAAAAGAAAAGTTTCTAAAGATCGTAGATACAAAAGATCAATCTGGACACAGAACCAGAAGCTAGAGGCTGTCAGTACTTACCTCATGTTAGGTAATATGGCAGAGACTGCTGTAGTTACGGGTATACCCTTACAGACTCTTAAAATCTGGAAGACTACGGATTGGTTTAAAGACTATTCCTTACAGCTTCAGTCTGAAGATGTTCAGCAGATGGACTCTAACCTCAAAAGGGTTATCCAAAAGGCTTTAAAGGCTACTGAGGATCGTATTGACTTGGGAGATGCTCAGTTTGATCAAAAGACTGGAGAGATTGTTCGTATCCCAATCAAAGCTCATGTAGCTTTAAAGATAACAACAGAATTGTTGACTAAGCAACAAAAGCTCAATGAGAACCCTATTAAGGAAGAAGTTGAGAAAACCATTGATAGCAGGTTACTTAAACTCTCAGAAGAGTTTGCTAGGTTTGCCAATGCTAGGGCTAACACCATTGAAATAGAAGCTGTAGATGTCACTCCCAACACCACCAGTATCGAAGCTTAACGCTTCCGTTATGGAAGGTTTTGTCAACTCTGTGTTGAGGAAAAACTTTGATAAGCCAGCTCCTACTCCTGACTTTCACAAGGAGATATGGGACCTTGTTACTAGTAACAACAAACAAGTAGCCATAGCAGCGCCTAGGTATCATGCCAAAAGTACAGCAGTAACCCATGCTTACACACTAGCATCTGTCCTCTTTAGGGAGTCCAGATATGTTCTTATTGTCTCAGACACTGTAACTCAAGCCGTACAGTTTTTAGGAGATATCAAGAAGGAGATGTTAGAGAATGATGACCTACGTTCCCTATTTTCAATCAAAGAGTTTGCCAAAGATACTGAGGATGACTTGATTGTAGAGATGGAAGATGGGTGGACATTCCGTATACAAGCAAAAGGTAGTGAACAAAAACTCAGGGGTTTAAAGTGGGCTAACCTTCGTCCAGACCTTATCATTGGCGATGATATGGAAAATGACGAGATTGTAATGAATAAAGATAGACGGCAGAAGTTCAAAAGATGGTTTTATGGAGCTTTGATTCCTTGTGTTAGTTCTTCTGGAAAGATTAGGATTGTTGGAACAATACTACATTTAGACAGTCTTTTAGAAAACTTAATGCCAGGTTCTCAATTGGGTAGCCATAGAGGTGTGAAGCATTTAGTCAAAGAAGATTTAAGGGAATATGCTCTTAACAAGCTACCTTGGAGGTCAATTAAGTATCGTGCTCATACAGACGACTTTAAGACTCTTTTGTGGCCTGAAATGAAATCTGCTGAAGAGTTTAAACTCCAGAAAGAAGACTACGTTAGACAAGGATTAGCAGACGTTTACTCTCAAGAGATGCTCAATATTCCCTTGGATATAACAGATACTTTCTTTAAGAAAACTGATTTTATTCCTATGAAACAGGAAGACCAAATTAAGAATTTGGTGTACTATGCCACCTGTGACTTAGCTGTATCCCAATCCCAACGGGCAGACTATTCTGCTTTTGTTGTAGGGGGTATGGACAATGAAGGACGTTTGTACTGCAAGCACGTTATAAAAGAACGTATGGACGCTTTGGAAATTGTGGATACAATCCTGATGATCCAAAAGATTTATAAGCCCGTACTCTTTGGACTTGAACAAGGTACTATTCAGAAAGCTATAGGACCCTATCTCAATGAGGAGATGCTTAAGCGTGGTGAGTTTATTAATACTGTTTTATTAAAACCAAGCGGTGATAAACTAACCCGTGCTAGGAGTATCCAAGCTCGGATGAGAAGTGGGGCTTGTAAGTTCGATAAGGACGCTGATTGGTATCAAAACTTTGAAGATGAGCTTCTCAGGTTTCCTCGTGATAAGCATGATGACCAAGTTGATGCTTGGGCTTACTTGGGATTGATGCTTGATAAAATGTGGGAAGCTCCTACCGACAAAGAGATTGAGGAAGAAGAGTACGAGGCTTATATTCGAGAAAACAATGCGCTAGAATCTGGTCGCTCTGCTATATGTGGGTACTAAAATATGAATTTAAAAGATAAACATAATATCAATGACCTCATGTATGAGAGCAACATTGCTACTCTACTTTGCGATGAAGACCTTAAAACAATTGGAATGCACGTTGTTAGAGACTTTGATAATGACTTGATGTCTCGTTCTAGTTGGGAGAAACGTACAGAAGCTTCTCTTAAACTAGCTCTACAAGTTGCTGAAACTAAGAACTTTCCTTGGGCTAATGCCTCTAACGTTAAATTTCCTCTTATCACTATTGCTGCATTGCAATACCATGCTCGTAGTTATCCTGTACTTATTGACAGTGATTTGCCTGTCAAATGCAGGGTAGTTGGAGATGATAAAGATGGGTTGAAAGCCCTACGTTCTACCCGTGTAGAGCAACACATGTCCTACCAGCTTCTAGAAGAAGATGAAGACTGGGAATCAGAAATGGACAAGGTTCTAATTACACAACCTATTATTGGTTGTGCTTTTAAGAAAACCTATTACGATCCAATCTGCAAACACAATATCTCTGAGAACGTTTTAGCCAAAGACCTAGTGGTCAACTATTGGACTAAGAGTTTAGAGACAGCCAGTCGGGTATCTCACGGACTACAAATGACCAAGAATGAAATCTATGAGCGTGTAGCTCGTGGACTTTGGTTAGATGTATCTGAAGGTCGTCAACAACAATCTATGTCTGCTATGGGTAATCCCCTACAGCAAACACAAGACAAAGCACAAGGGTTAACCCCACCTGAACCCAATGATTCTAGTACTCCTATTGAAATCATTGAGCAGCATTGCCACATTGACTTTGATGATGATGGCTACGCTGAACCTTACATTGTGTATGTCCGTAGAGACAACAGGAAGGTTGCTCGTATTGTTGCTAGGTACATTGATAAAGATGTAGAGCGCAATAAAGAAGGAACTATCCTTAGTATTAAGGGTGAACAGTACTTTACTAAATACCCATTTATCCCATCTCCAGATGGGGGATTTTATGACCTTGGCTTTGGAGTTCTACTTGGACCGCTTAACGAATCAATCAACACCATCATCAACCAACTCGTTGACGCTGGAACATTGTCTAATACCGCTGGTGGTTTTCTTAGCCGTGGCATCAAGCTACGTGGTGGTAACTACTCCTTCAATCCTATGGAGTGGAAGCATGTAGATACTACTGGGGATGATCTACGCAAAGGTATTGTGCCATTGCCAGTGAGAGAACCATCTCAAGTAATGTTTACTTTGTTAAATCTATTGATTAACTATGGTGAACGTATTGGTGGTGCTGTAGACATTATGACTGGTCAAAACCCTGGTCAGAATACTCCTGCTGAGACTACTCGCACTATGGCAGAGCAGGGTATGAAGATATTCAATGGTATCTTTAAACGTACCCACAGAAGTCTTAAACAAGAGTTTAGAAAGCTGTACCGCTTGAATCAAATCTTTATTACTGAAGACACATCTTTTGTTTCTGATGCTAAGAGTTCTGGAATGATTTTGGCTTCTGACTATGAAGGTCCTGTAACTGATGTAATGCCAACTGCTGATCCTAGTGTTACTTCTGATGCTCAACGATTAAACCAAGCTTCTGCTATAGCTCAAAGGGTTGCTGCTACCCCAGGTTTGTACAACAGGTATGAAGCAGAGTACACCTTCTTAAAAGCTATGAAGGTTACCAACATTGAAAAGATTCTTCCTGATCCCAAAGGTCCCAACGCTGTACCTCCACCAATAAATCCTAAGATACAGATTGAACAGCTTAAACAACAAGCCAAACAAGCTTCTGATCAATTGACTATGAAGATGGCTTTGTTGAAACTAATGAGTGAAGCAGAAGTTAACCAAGCCCAGATTCAAAAACTGGAAGCAGAAGCAGAGGCCATTAAGATTGGTATTGCTACTGAAGGTGAGAAGATGCGTATTCAAGAGATCAATATGCAAATCGCTTTACAGCGTGAGCGTAGAGAAGGTGTCATCAGCTCTATCCAAACCATGAACTCGGTTTACGATACGATGATGAAAAACAAGATGGAGGAAGCCCCTGAAAGTAGTCAACCGCAAATGCCCCCAATGCAAATGCCTGGTAGTCAACCGCAAGGAATGCCTCCTATGATGTAAGTAAGTTTATAAGGAGAGAAAATTGGAACCAGTTAGCCCAGATAACTTTGACGAATGGAAACACCACCCTGTTACCAAACGTTTATTTAAAATGCTATCAGATGACAGAGAGGTCATGAAAGAAGGACTAATCAACAGTTCATTTGATTTTGAAGAGGAAGTTAAAGGAAGATGTCGAGCAATTGCCATTATCCTAAGTCTAGAGTATGAAGATTTGTTTGAGGTAAAAAACAATGAGTAATGAATCAGGTATTAATCCAGTAGGCTGGAGAGTGCTTATCAAGCCACAGGAAGTTAAAAAGGTTTCTAAGGGAGGGATTATCCTAACCACAGAAACAACTGAAGCAAGAGAACAAATGGGAAACACTACTGGGATCGTTATAGCTATGGGTGACCAATGCTATTCTGACGAACCTGCACCTTGGTGTAAGGTGGGTGACAAAATAATCTTTGCCAAATATGCTGGTCTTCTTTACTTGGGTAAAGATGGTGGCTCGTACCGAATGGTGAATGATAAGGACATTACTGGCACTTTGGATGCTGATGTGGACCTTGTTGATCCGTACTTGGCTAAAACTTAAGTTGACACTATTTTAAACAGGGAGTAGTATATGAGTGAAGAAAATGTTACTAGTAACGAAATAGCTGATGACATTCGGCATGAAGCTGAATCTCAAGGTTGGGTTCCAAAAGAACGATTTCGTGGTAATGAAAACGATTGGGTAGACGCTGATGTTTTTGTAAAACGTGGTCGAGAGATTCTTCCTATTCTTAGAAAGAATAATGAGAACCTTGTTAAAGACTTACAGTCAACTAAAGATCAGCTTAAAGAGTTCAAAGAAGCAGCGGAGGAATTTAAACGATTCCAAAAAGATGCTTATGAACGTAAGGCTCAAGAGTACGAAGATAGAATTAGACAGATTAAAGAAAGCCGTGCCCAAGCCATCAGTGATGGGGATGGACAAAAAGTAAATGTTTTAGATGACGCTTTAGATCAAGCTAAAGAAGACTTTAAAGAAGCAAAGCAAGCTGTTAAAGATGTTGATGTTGTTAAAACACCAGAAACACCAACAACTGTTATTGAACCTGGCTTACAATCCTGGCTAGATAAGAACACCTGGTTTGGTGAAGATAAACGAATGACAAGTATTGTAAATGGAATAGGTGAAAGCCTTAGATTGGAATTTCCAAGCTTAAAAGGACAGCCGTTTCTTGATAAGCTAGACGAAGTGTTGGCAGAAGAGTTTCCTAATAAATTTGGTGGGAAGAAACAATCTCCTACTAGTCGGGTCGAATCTGGGTCTGGTCGTCAGAGTAGAAGTGGTGGTAACGCCCAATCTTATGACAACTTACCTGCGGAAGCAAAAGCAGCCTGTGATCGTTTTGTTAAGCAAAAGCTTATGACTCGTGAACAGTATATCGCAGATTTCGATTGGTCTAATTAATTTAAAAGGAATATTATCATGCCTCGTGCTTTAACTTATGAAGAAAAAGTTGCTCGTCAAGATGCAATTAGAGAGAGAAGAGAAGCCCCACCTGCTGCTGCTGATGGAACTACTCGTAAACGCAGAAACGTTTTTAATGGCACAGAAGCCAAATTAAGCGTTAGAAACCAAATTCCAGGTTACCATCTCCATGTTTTTACAGACACTGGTGGTCGTATCCAAGAAGCTTTGGACAGCGGATATGAATTTGTTGCCCCACAAGAAGTTGGTGGTGTAAGTGAAAACGTGGTTAGCCGTAATGGTGACCTCGGAGAAAGAATTAGATATCTTGTAAATCCTCGTGCTGAAGGTACGGAACAATACGGATATCTTATGAAGATACGGCAAGAATGGTATGAGGAAGATCAAGCCGCACTTCAAGCTAAAAACAACACGATTGACGCTTCAATTAGGAAGGGTAAGATTACGGGGGATAACCCTGGATTTTATGTTCCTAGAGATGGTATTAAACTTAATTAATTTACAAGGAGTCTTAAATGGCTAATGTATCCCGCCCTCGTGGTCTGTCTCCAGTTGGAACTGTAACTGGTGCAGCCTATAACGAGCAAGGTCAATTGTTTGCTGTGGCTAACGATGCTACTAACACTTACGCCATTGGCGATATTGTTACGTATGCTGGTGGCTCAGACACAAATGGTATTGCTTATGTAACTAAAATGACTGCTGACACTAGCTTGCCTTTGGGCGTTATTGTTGGTATTCGTCCTGCTGATCCTGGTGTTAGCTTGCAAGGTACAAACATTGATTTGAGTAAAATTTACTTGTCTCAAAGTTCTGGCTTGCGCTATATCTATGTGATCACTGATCCTAACGTTGTATATGAAGCACAAGCTGATACTTATGCTTTAGCTGACGTTATGAAAGCTGCTGGTGGTAACTACACCGCTGCTGACTCATTGTCACAATCTTCACCACAATCTAGTTTGACTCTAAAAGCTTCTACTGTTACCGCATTGGGTACAAGTGGTTCGCTTGGATTGCCATTCTTGGTTATTGGTTTTGCTCAACGTTCAGATAACGCTGCTGGTTCTTATGCCAAAGTAAACGTTGTTTTGAACAAACAGTTGTACAAGCAAGCTGCTGGTACTGCTTAATCTGTTAAATAAAGGAGAATTAACATGGCTGGTGTAATTACAACAGGCTCCCATCCGAAGGCGTTATGGCCTGGTATTAAAGCATGGTGGGGACAAACCTACAACGAGCATCCTGAAGAGTACGTTGATTTGTTTGACAAAGACACATCAATGCAAAACTACGAAGAAGATGTTCAATTGACTGGGTTTGGTTTAGTACCCGTTAAAGAGCAAGGTGCTGGAGTTCAGTACGATTCAGAAATCCAAGGTTTTGTAACTCGCTATACGCACGTTGCGTATGCAATGGGTTACATTGTGACTAAGGAAGAAATGGACGACAACTTGTATGAGCAAGTGTCCAAAAAACGTTCTGCTGCCCTAGCAATGTCTTTCCGTCAAACCAAAGAAAATGTTGCTGCCAATGTGTACAATCGTGCATTTAACAACACATACGCTGGTGGTGATGGTGTGGCTATGTGTTCAACTGCTCACCCCAATACTACGGGTGGTACATTTGCTAACAAGCCTACAGTTGACGTTGACTTGTCAGAAGCCGCTTTGGAAGATGCAGTAATCGCAATCATGGGTCTACAAAACGACCGAGGATTGTTGGTTGCTATTCAACCAAAAGACTTGCACATTGCTCGCCAAGAAGTGTTTAATGCTCAACGCATTCTCCACTCTAGCTACCAAACAGGTAATGCCAACAATGACATTAACGTCATTAAGTCTGGTAACTACCTACCAGGTGGTTTCAAAGTAAATCACTACTTCACAAGCCCACACGCTTGGTTTATCCGTAACACCATTCCTGGTGGTACTGGTATGAAGTACTACGAACGTCACGCCATCACGTTTGATCAAGACAATGACTATGACACGATGAATGCTAAAGCCAAAGGCTATGAGCGTTATTCGTTTGGTTGGTCTGATCCCCGTGCTGTGTGGGGCGTTAATGGTCCCTAATTGTTACTAGTAACAGCCCCCATCCTAAAAGGTGGGGGTTTCTTTTAATCCAAAGGAGTATTTAAATGGCTTACGAAATGTCTAAAATGAAGGGCAAACGCCCAGAACCCAGTATGAAAAAAGGTACTGGTGAGGAAAAGAAAAAGATGGCTGCTAAAAAAGCACCACCTGCTAAAAAAATGATGAGTAAAAAAGTTTAATATTGGTATACAATCCAAATATCCAATGACGCTCTGTTAACTCAGAGCGTTGTTTTTAACAACGTCAAAGGAGTTTTAAATGGTAGCACCTACCCGTTTCCCTGCTGGCATTAGTACTTATGTAACCAAGACTAATAGCGTTCTTAGCACATTCCCCACTGTTCCTAATTCCACTCAATCAAGTGTTACTACATTTGAAATGAATCCTTATGTGGCTTCTAGCTACACTGTGACTAATACTACCGCATCTATTGGTGCTGGTACTGGTCTTACAGGATTTAATGGTGGTATTACATCTCTTGCTGTTACTACTGCTTCTGGTGGTAAAGCTGCTATTGCTCTCAATGGCAATAGTTCTACTGGACAAGCTGTTCAGTTTATTCCTGGTAACCAGTTGTGGTTTAATATTCAAGTAGCACACAACTCTACATTCTTATCTGACTCTACTACTGTAGCTCGTTATGGTTTGTTTGATGTGTCTGATACAACAGGTACTATTACCAATGGTGTGTATCTAGAAAAAGCTGCTGGTGGAACTGCTCTTAATCTTGTTATTAAGAACACTGGTTTAACTGGTTCTACAGTTACAACCATTATTAACAACGTAGCTGATTTAGCTAAACCAAGTGGTATCTATGGAGACACCAGCTCTACTGTAGGTACATTGACTACTGCTGGTAGCTCTAACAAATACACTAGTGTTGCTGTAAATGCAGCGGGTTCTGGCTACGCTCAAGCTCCTTTGGTTCGTGCTACTGGTGCTAATGGAAGCAGTCCTTACTCACAACTGTATTGCCAAACACAAAGTGGTTCTTTGTATGCTCCTTACATTGTTCACGTTGGTGGTACAGGGTATACAACTTTTACCAATGAAGTTAACCATTGGTTAGACCTCTCTTTCTACTATGATGGTAAAGGTCGTTTTTACTTTGGTGTTAATGGCAAGCAAGTGTTATCTGTTGGACAAGATGGAACAACATCTTTAGCTGCTGGAGGTACTGCTACTAGTGGTAATGCTTTCTTTGCTACCAATGCTTCTATGACATCTTCTATTGCTCCAGTAACTCCTGCAAGTGGAGCTTTTGACAACATCATGCCTATGGTTGCTATTAATGCTGCTGCTGGTTACGCATTGAATACCAATGCTACCAACATTATGTTTATTGATAGTTTCCAAGTTGGTTCTGAGTACAACTAAGGAAAATAAATTGCACAGTAAACTAGTACACGAAGCTACACAAGACAGTATTAATGTTTCCATTGTTAGTGATGGTGGCAAAAACACTGTGTTCCTAGTAACAGGTACTATTAAACACGAAGATGATTCTGTATTTGATATTGTTGACATTAAAAGATTAGCTGGAAACCCAAGTAACATTCGTTTAGATGCAACTGTGTTTATGGTTGAGACTGGTCTAAGAGTGTTACTTACTTATCGTAATCAACCTTTTGTTTTACCTCTGGAAGGTAGAAGTAAAATTGATCTAGGATGGGTTAGTGGGTTAATTGGTCACGAGATTGATATGATATTTAAAGGTACAGGATCATTCTTCATTGTGCTAGATGTAAGCAAAATGGGAGTATAAAATGAGTGATGTATTTATTAAGAGTGGCGAACAACCTCGTTACTTTGCTTTTAGTGGTGTGAACTCAGCAACAGTAACTGGTGCGTCTTCTCCCATTTATAAAGAAAGTCCTTACAGTAGTTTTCAAGGCATTATCAATGGTACAGGTACTGTGGGAGCTACAATAGCTATCCAAGTAACCAATGAAGATGCTACTGCTAATGGTACTAGTTCAAATTGGATTACCATGAGCACAATTACTTTGTCTGGTACTACTACTGCCACAGATGGCTTTACAACAATTGCTCCTTGGAGATGGGTACGTGTTAACGTATCTGCTATCTCTGGTACTGGTGCAACTGTTCAAGTTATCATGGGTGTGTGATGACTATTGTTGTTAATAACATCTATGGGTCTTATGTTCCAGCTATACCTGATTATGTAAATCAGTATGGAATGACTGACAATAAATATGGTGTTATTATGGAGCCAGAAATATATTCATTCTTACTTCAAGAAACTGGAAGTTTTATACTTCAAGAAGATGCTGTAAGTAAATTAGCTTTATAGGATAACACATGAGTTCAACTAATTTTACTAGTGGGACACTCCTAACATCGTCTTGGCTTAATGCTGTAAACAGTACTGTCTACAACAATGTCTTTCCCAATTCTGGTGGTGGTACAACTAACTTTTTAAGAGCTGATGGAACATGGGCTGCACCTCCTGGTGGAGCTTCTGCTACTCTTAATCAAGTACTTACCAATGGAAATACATCATCTTTAAATGCAAATATTGGTGGAGTAGGAATAGGCAATCAGATTAATTCTCCTACTGGTTTAACAGTATACGGAATTACTTCTACTGCCAATTACGTTGGTATTCAAAATAACTTTGGTGGCTCTAGTCCTTACACAGTTCTTTTAAGTTCTTCTGCATTTATACCTTACTCTAATGCTATTACAGGTAGTGTTACTAATAGCGGTATTGCTCTAGGAGCTTCTGGATACCAGTGGTCATCCATAGGAGTTGCAGGTTCTTTGTATTGGAACAATACAGTTGTTACTGCTCCTGATACTGGATCAGGTGGAGATGCAACTAAGTTCTTAAATCAAAAGGGTTCTTGGGTTGTACCATCGGGTACTGGTACAGGTCTTACTTCTGTTGGTATTTCTGTACCTACAGGATTAACTACTTCTGGTAGTCCTCTTACTTCTAATGGAACTATAGCTATTAGTTGGTCTGGTCAAATACCTCCTGCCAATTTAGCAAGTAGTACTCCCAACACTGCATCTTTTGTACGTGGTGATGGTGTTTGGTCTAATACTCTTACGGGCAATGCTTCATTTGGTGGTGTGGGTATTGGTAACCAAATTAATGCTCCTACAGGTATAACTGTATATGGCATTACTTCTACAGCCAACTATGTTGGTATGCAAAGTAATTTTGGAGGAGGTTCTCCGTATACAGTATTGTTAAGTGGTGCTGCATTTATTCCCTATCCTAACAACACCATTGCATTAGGAGCATCTGCTTACCAGTGGTCTTCATTGGGTGTTGCTGGTAGTTTCTATTGGGGTAATACAACAATTACTGCACCCAATACTTCTAGTGGTTCTTCTACATTGTTTTTAAACCAACAAGGTAGTTGGGTAACACCTAGTGGTAGTGGATCAGGTTTAACTTCTGTTGGTTTATCAATGCCCACAGGTTTTTCTGTATCCAATACTCCTTTGACATCAAATGGAACAATTGCAGTCAGTTGGTCTGGCTATGTTCCTACAGCTAATTTAGGTTCTGGTTCTGCTTCATCTGGTACTTATTTGAGAGGTGATGGTACTTGGTCTGCACCTACTTTGCAAGCTGTCTGTGCTGCTGGTTCTACTTACTCAGGTGGTATTACTATTGGTGGTACGTCTACATTTAATAGTTATTTGGGTATTGGTTCTACCTCTACTGGTCCTACTGGAACTGCTTATGGTATTTCTACTAGCACCTCTGTCATTGGTATTGGTAATAGTTCTGCTCAAACTTACTTGTATGGTACAGCATTCATTCCATCTGCTGATGCAACCTTATCGTTAGGTTCTGATTCCTATCGTTGGCAAAACATTAAAGTATCTGGTGGAGCGTCTTACTTTGGTGCCCAAAGTACTTTCTCAAGTGCTCCAACTGTTTATGCTGCTCAGTCTACTAGTGGTGGTATTGCATTAGCAGCTTATCAGGGTGCTACAAGTGCTACAGCCCTTGCTTCTGTTGTTGCCAGTACTACTAGTAATCTTGTTTATTTTGGTTATGGTTCTCCATCTTCTCCTACAACAGTAGGTGTTATTTCTACCGATGGCACTAATGTTAACTATGGCTCTGGTTCTGATAGAAGATTAAAGACTAACATTGAAACATACACTGCTAGTGGTGCTTTCATTGATTCTTTGTTACCAAGAACATTTACTTGGATTTCTACCAATACTACTGCTGTTGGTTTTATTGCTGATGAGTTGCAAACTGTTTGTCCTGGTGCAGTACATGGTGCTGCTGATGCTGTTGATGAAAATGAAAAACCAATTTATCAAACAGTAGATGCTTCTACCCCGCAAATGATTGCAAACATTGTTGCTGAATTACAATCCTTGAGAGCTAGACTAAAAGCTGCTAACATTCAATAATTGGAGAATTAAATGGCTGATACAAAAATCTCTGCACTAACAAGTGCAACACTGCCTCTAAGCGGATCAGAACTTGTACCTATTGTTCAATCGGGTACTACAGTTAAGACAGCTATTTCTAACATAGCTAGTAATCAACCCCCAACACCTTACACAGCCAATGGTGTGGTGTATGCAAGCTCTACAAGTGCTTTGGCTACTGGGAGTGGGTTGGTATTTAATGGGACTAACCTTGGCTTGGGAGTTACTCCAAGTGCTTGGGATACTTTTACTGGGTCTTTTCAAATTGCTGGTGCATCACTTAGCGGTCTTGGGGCTAATAACACGGCTTTAGCAAGTAATGCTTATTACCAAAGTGCATGGAAGTATTACGGCACAGCAGGCGCAAGTCTTTATCAACAAAACGCTGGACAACACGTATGGTCTGTAGCAGGGTCAGGCACAGCAACTAACGCTATATCCTTTAACCAAGCAATGACACTGGATGCTAGTGGTAACTTGTTAGTTGGTGAAACTTCTGCTGGTTACTCATCATCTGGTCGTGGCGTTATTGAAATAAATGGAAGTTCATCTTCTTTACTTGCTTTTCGCATAGGTAGTACAAATAAATCTTATATTTTCCAAGATGGAACAAACTTTAATTTTGCAAGTTCTATTACTGGCGGGGCATTAACTTTTTTAACACAAGATACAGAACGGATGCGTATAGACTCTAGTGGTAACTTGTTAGTGGGGACTACAAGTGCAAGTGGCAATGGTGAAAGAATAA